GCAATGCGCCTATCTGGCTATGCTGCGGTCTTTAACGACTCAAGCGTCCCGCTTCCATTCAGCGAGCGCATCGCTCCTGGTGCATTCCGCAAGACTCTCAGCGAGACACCAGATGTCCGCTTGCTTATTAATCACGAAGGTTTACCGTTGGCACGCACTAAGAACGGCACACTTACATTGTCTGAGGACGAAGTCGGCTTGCGCTTTGACGCGGACTTGCCAGACACTACGGAAGCCCGCGACTTGTGGACTTTAATCCAGCGCGGCGACGTTGACCAAATGAGCTTCGCGTTTCGCGTCATTCGCCAAAAGTGGAGTCCAGACCGCACAGAGCGCACACTCACTGAAGTTTCGCTTGCGGACGGCGACGTCAGCGTAGTCACTTACCCCGCTTACCCAACTACAACAGTCGAAGCTCGCGAGGCTCTGGCCAACGCGATTCAAGCCGTCAAAGAGGGCCGTGAGGTCTCAGGCGAGTCACTCATCATTCTGCAGACCGTCTTTGAAAAGATGTCTGAAGGACACGAATACGTCATGGAAGCTGTCGAAATGATGGCTGCATTGATGGGTGCACAAGAAATGCCAATGGAAGACGAAGCCACAATGGACAATGAAGAGGACGAAGCCGCACAGCCGCGTTCAATCTCGCTTCGCCTAGCCAAGGCCATCGTCAACAGCACAAAATAGCATTCTGCCAACAAATCGTTGTCAGATACCGAAGTCGGAGCGACTCTCACACCCTTCAAGCGCCGTGAGCCCAATCGCCACCACCTCGAATCCAAACTCATAAGGAGCCATACAATGTCATTTCTTGACAAAGTAATCGAGCGCCGTGATGCAGTTAAGGCTGAAATGGACGCAGTTCTCGAAGCAGTAGCAGAAGAGAACCGCACCGACCTTACTGTAGAGGAGACCGAGAAGGTTGACGCTCTTGTAGAAGAGTCACGTTCACTCGATTCAAAAATCGAAAAGCTAAAGACACAGGCAGAAGCAGACGTTAAGGCTGCAGAAGCACGTGCGTCAGTTGCACCAGTTGCAACGCCTGCATCAGTTGGTGGCGCTCGCGTCATCTCAGAAGCACGCACATACACTGCAGAATCTGAGAACTCGTTCATCAAGGACGCGTTCAATGCACAATTCCGCAATGACTACTCAGCAAACGAGCGTCTTGCTCGCCACATGAAAGAAGAATCAGTCGAGCGTCGTGACGTCGGAACTGGTAACTTCGTTGGTCTCGTAGTGCCTCAGTACCTCACAGAGCTAGCTGCTCCTCTTGCTCGCGCAGGACGCCCAACAGCGGACTTCGCTACAAACAAGATGGCGTTGCCACCTTCAGGTATGACACTTGAAATCTCTCGTATGACCACTGGTACATCAACAGCTGTTCAGGAAACACAGAACACTGCAGTATCTGAGACAGACGCAGACGACACATTACTGACTGTTAACGTGCGTACAATCGCAGGACAACAGGACCTATCACGCCAGGCAATCGAGCGCGGTACAGGTATCGACACATTCGTCGTTGCAGACCTCATTCGTTCATGGCACACAACACTTGATTCACAGATTCTAAACGGTACTGGCTCAAACGGCCAGATGCTCGGTATCCGTGGTTCAGGTGGAAACGCAATCACATTCACAGCGACAACACCAACAGTCGCACTCTTGTACCCAAAGCTAGCAGACGCTTTGCAGCAAGTACAGAGCAACGTCTTTACGACACCTACACACTGGATTATGCACCCACGTCGTCTTGCATTCCTATTGGCTGCAACAGACTCAACAGGTCGTCCAGTAGTAGTACCAACAGCTAACGGCGTAATGAACGCAGTTGCAACAGGTGCAGGAGTGGCGCAATACGCAAACTCTGGCTACCAGCTGCTTGGTCTTCCAATCATCACAGATGCAAACGTAGGCACAACTTACGGCGCAGCAACAAACCAAGACGAAATCTACTTGGTTGATGCACGCGAAATGCACCTATGGGAGCAACCAGGTTCTCCATTCTCACTCCGCTTCGATGCAACATCTCCAGGCAGCTTGACAATCAAGACTGTCGTTTACGGATTCAGCGCATTCACAGCGGGACGTTACCCAGCAGCAGCCTCAATCATTTCAGGCACTGGTTTGGTAGCACCTTCTTTCTAATCTGAAAGAATCTAGTACAAGTGTAGGGCAGGTGGGACTCCCCCGACTCATCTGCCCTACACCTCTCGGGGGAGACACATGAAATCAGGGCACAAAGTATCAATCGGCGTCTGTGACCCAGGCACCGTAAATGGCGATTTCGCCTTTAAGCTTATCCAACTTGCGCAAGTCAGAAGCGACAAACTCGGCCCTTTTGTCCGCGTTAAAGGCAACGGGCTTCTCAGCAAGTTACGCAACAGAGTAGTCAAGACTTTCTTGGACAGCACAGACTCTGACTGGTTGCTATTAATAGACTCTGACGAGCAGCTGTCGGTTGCAGTGTTCGACCAGCTCATCAACACCGCGCACCACTTAGAACGCCCCGTAGTTTCGGGCCTAGTGTTTGCAGCATTCAAGGACGAAGGCCTCTATCCGAAGCCCGTCCCCGCGATTTTTCAAGATGCCCCCGAGGGGTTCTTGCCATTATTTAGGTACGACCGAAACGCCGTTTTCGCGATAGATGCCTGTGGAACAGGTTGTGTGCTAATCCACAGAAGCGTCTTGGAAAAGATGCGGGAAACCGCAGACCCACACCAAGGCACAGACTGGTGTTGGTTCTGGGACGGACCGCTGAACGGTGAATGGATTAGTGAAGACTTGCTATTCAGCCGCAGGGTTCGCCAGCTCGGCTTTCCAATCCACGTGAACACCGCAGCAATTCTGCCGCACCAAAAGAGTTACTGGCTCGACGAGAGGCACCACATCTCATGGCAACTCGAAAACGACTAGAAACGGCAACCGCCGAGCCCGCACTCGAGCGAGCCGTACAATCAAAGACTGAAAAAAGGAGAAAGCGTGGCTCTAACAAACGCATATTGCACCCTGTCCGACCTGAAGACGTCCCTCGCGATTGAGGATATTCAAGACGACACTGCACTTGAAGCTGCGATTCTAACCGCGAGCCGTATGATTGACGATTATACTGGCCGCTTTTTTTACAAAGACGGCACAACCGCCGCGCCTGTCGTGCGTTACTACACGGCCCAAGACTGGTATACTTGCAATGTTGACGATTTTGTGTCTCTTACCCAAATCGCAACAGACGACAACTTCGACCAGCTCTACACCACTATTTGGCAAGCCGATGATTACATGGTAGAGCCTGTCAATAACCCACGCCGCGGCTGGCCGCTTACTCGCTTGTTGGCTATCGACTCTTACATTTTTCCCTACAACCTGCCGCAGTCCGTCAAAGTGACTGCTGTGTGGGGTTGGGCTGCAGTTCCAGCTGAAATCTCAATGGCTGCAAAACTCCAAGCCTCTCGTCTGTTCGTTCGCCGCCAGTCTCCATTCGGTGTTGCGGGCACTCCAGAAATCGGCACAGTTCGTTTGACTTCACGCCTTGACCCAGACGTCGAGGCTCTAATTCGCCCATTCCGCAAGATGAACGGACTTGTTGCGTGATAATCAGCGACATTCGAGAGGGTATAAAAAAGAACCTTTCGTCCATTGAAGGACTGCGCACCTACGACATCGTCCCAGATGTCATTGTTCCACCCTGCGTCGTCGTAGGCCAGCTCGATTTCACTTTCGACCTGAACAACGCCCGCGGCCTAGACCAAGCGAATCTTGATGTGTTTGTCATCGTTCAGCGCTTTTCGGAGCGTACAGGGCAGAACAAGCTGGATAAGTACCTAGCGGGTTCAGGTGACTACTCAATCAAGGCGGCCATAGAATCTGACCGCACTCTTGGTGGTGCTTGCAACACGTTGCGAGTCACCTCTGCAGAGTCTGGCACTTATCAAACTGGCGACATTGACTATCTTTCTTATCGCTACCGTCTAACCGTATGGGGTCAAGGAGACTAACATGCTGTACACAATCACCTCGGACACCTTAGCGGTTCCGAACAAGAAAAAAGGCGAATCAATCGCCGAAAAAGATTTGCTAGAACTCGGGTGTAACATCGCTGCGCTTGTTAGTGGTGGACATCTTTCTAGCAATAGCCCATCTAAGCCACAAGCAGAAGGAGCCGATGAATAATGGCCCGCATAGTCCTAACAAACGCTTATATCACAATCAACTCAGTCAATCTTTCTGACCACATCGCTAGTGTTACTATCACATCAAGCGACGACATCGTTGAGACTACTGCGTTCGGTACATCAGCCCGCACACGCGTTGCTGGCCTTACAGACAACTCTGTCGCTCTCGAGTTCCATCAAGACTATGCCACAAGCTCTGTAGAAGCAACGATTTATCCGCTTCTCGGCACCACAACAGCAGTCGTGGTTAAGCCAAACGGCGGCACAACTGGCGCCGCCAACCCTTCATACAGTTTCAATGCTTTGGTGTCCGAGTGGACTCCATTAAATGGCGCTGTCGGAGAACTTGCAACTGCATCGGTTACATGGTCTATTGATGGCGAAATCACAAAGGCGGTTTCATAAATGGCTCGTATCGTACTCACAAATGTTGCTGTCACATTCGGCACAACAGACTTATCAAGCTACGTCACTTCTGTCACTCTGGGCTCAACCTACGATGTCGTAGAGACAACAGCATTCGGCAACACAGCACGCACGCGTGTTGCAGGCCTTGCGGACAACAGCGTCACACTCGAGTTCAACCAGGACTACGCGGCTGGCGCTCTTGAAGCCACGATTTACCCAACGCTGGGCACTGCAGTGTCAATCACTGTTCGCCCTGTTGCTGGCAGCTCGCCTGCCTACAGCTTCAGCGCGTTGGTTTCCGAATGGACACCGCTTAACGGCGCCGTCGGGGAGCTTGCAACTGCATCGGTCACATGGCCAATCAGTGGTACAATTACCAAATCATAATCTAACAAGGGGGAACAATGGACGGCTTATCAATCAAGGTTAAAACCACAGACGGCGTCGAGGCTTCATACAAACTGACACCTCGCGTCATCGTGGCATTTGAACAACAGTACGGCAAGGGAATGCCAAAACTGCTCGGTGAAGAACAAAAAATCGAGCACATTTTCTGGTTGGCGTGGAAGTGCATGGGTGCGGCTGGCATTGTTGTCAAGCCGTGGGGTCCAGAGTTCTTGGACACAATCACCACTGCAGAACTTGATGCTGACGAGTCTTTCGGGTCCACCGAGATAGCTTAACCTACACTGTAGCCGCTATCTCGGTGGAAACAGGCATTTCACCGATTGATTTGATTGACGCCCCCGAGGGGGTACTTGAAGCTATAACTGCCTACCTAAAAGAACGGGCGAAGAAAAATGGCTGAAGCCGAAAGCGACATC